AATCCCGATCATCGGCAGGCTGGTTGGCAACACCCAGCAGCAAGCCGCTCAGAGAGCTCGTTTCTACGACAACATCAAAACCATGAACGAGCATCAGGCGGAGATGGAGGGTCGTTTAAACAGTGATCAGGATGTCACTGAGTATTTGAAGAAGTATCCGGAGGCGGCGCTGTCGCAGGAAGCGGACAAAATCTACAGGAAGATCAGCCAACTCCGGTCAGAGAAGGAAGAACTCAAGACGCTCGGAGAGGGCCGGGAATCCATCAAGAGGATTGACGACCTGATTCTCGAACTGATGACCGGATTCAATGAACTGAAGACAAACTACAGCAAGGAGATCAAAGCTAATCAATAACGATTGGCTTTTGGTTTTCATGCTTGGGTGAGACGGCCATAAACGAATGAGACTGCCGCTTGGCGCACAGGCGGCACTCAGTCCCGATCTTCTTCCCCCACTTGTTGTATTTCGGAACCATGTCCTGTTCGTTGTGTTCCCTGTTGCACTTGAAGCAGAATTTCCGCATGTTCTTTTACCTTTGCGTATAGCTCCCATTCGGAGCCATATCGAGTTTCAAAAGCCTTCTTCCAAGGATGCCTTGAGACGCATTCTTGGTTGTTCAGTCCGCTGCGATGGTGCAGGTGGCAGAGGGGTATGGTGTGTAGATCATCAACCCTCCTGCCGTTCCGGTGGATGTGGTGCATGTCCGCCGGTGATCGGACTCCATGCTCGTTTAAACATACGATACACCCGATCTCCTGCAACAGGGCAAACCAGCGGTCAGCCTGCCTCATTGAGTTCCCGTGCGGATGGCTGTGCTGATTGCCAGTAGAACTGGGGCAGGAACCCCTCCGGTCTGGGATTGATCGGCTCAATGACGCTGGCCTTCGTCGCCTGAGCCCGGATGTCACCCGGGTCTTCCCCGAAGAAATCATAGACATCAGTCCGCTTCCGCATGGCATCGAATGTCAGCGGGTCGTTCAGCTTGAACTCCCTCGCACTGCGGTATTGCCCTGCGATCCGATACATCTCGTCAATCGTTTTGCCCTTCAACTTCATCATGAAACCCTCCTGAAATCTTGAACATCAAGCACCCATGAGTGGGTCTTGTTCCCGTCGCTGCCATCCCGCGTCATGTATCCATGAATCTTCCTGCGTTTAAATGTGATGCTGTCCATGATCTCCCGACAGGTCGCCACATAGACGCCGTTGTTCGTATTTTCTGGGTGATCAAGCCAGAAATAGATAGGGAAGTCACCACCATAAAAGACAGAATATCTTGTTAAATCATAGACGTTTAACGTCACGCAGCGTTCCGTTGGCACCCCGTAACGGTCTGAAGTCCGGTAGGGCTCCTTCTGCACCTTCACATCAGCCAAAGCCCCCAGCTTGATGCTGAACAGGTCTGGGGCGTATGGGTCTACCTCCTTCGCCGGATTCATGATCAACCTCAGCCGCAATCCAAACCTGAGAACAAACTCCAGCTCGTCCTCGGGGTGGCTCACCCAATGAGCCTTGTCGTTGGGGTCGTGCATGTTTAAACGATCTTCACGTGGCAGGAGTGATGCAGCCTCGACTCCCGTGTAGCGTTTACCTCTTGGCAGACGTAGATCGTTCCGCTGGGGGTAGTCCGATCCCGGTGGAGGAACTTGAACCGCTGCCCTGTCCGAAGCAGGATAAATTCCTGCTCCGGCTGTAGGTTCCTGACGAACTTAATCACGAGAATATCCCAATGGTCAGTGTTTAAACGGCCAGATGCTCGACGGCATCTTTGCAGAAGGACGGGGAGAACTTGGCGTATACCCGCTCGGTGATCTGGGTGTTTGAATGTCCGAGGATGCGGGCGATCTGCGTCATGGGAACATTCTTCTGCGCCAACTGCGTGGCAACGGTGTGCCGAAGGACATGGGGTGTGATCTTGAGGCGGGTAGCCTTCATGACCTTCCGCCAACTAGTGTCGATTGTCAGGACTTGCTTCCCAGCCCTGCTGACCACCCAGTCGGAATCCCTCACCAAACCCTTCAGAAAGCTCCGTAGCGCACCGGACATGGGCACAACACCTCTACCCTTCATCCGGTGGTAGAGCGGCGCTGTGCGGTCGTTAAAATCAATCAGGTTCGCCTTGAAGTCCACCTGATCCCAGCGGAGGGTCAGGATCGCATCCTTGCGCTGGCCGGTCATCAGGGCAACACGAACAAATGTATCCAGTTCAGGGAACCGCTTGGTCTCCGACAGGAGGATCGCTACCTCCTCCTCGTTCAGGAACTGCGCCCGTGGTGGCGGGGATGGCAGCTTCTGGATGGACGGGAGGAAGCTGATCTTGCCCTGTTTAAACGCATAGCGGAGGGCGGCTTGGAGGACGCCCAGCTCTCGGTTCAGGGTTCCCGGCAGCACACCCCGGTCGGTCATGTATTGCGGGATGCTGGCAGCAACCTCATTGATCTTCAGCTTGCCGAGCTTCCGCAGGTGTTTAATCGCTATCAAGCCACGCTTGAGAGTTCGAGTCCCTCTCAAGTGCAATGCGTAGCAATCTAGCACGGCGTTCAAGGTGTCTTTTTCCGTATTCATGGTTTCGTAATTCCTTCAGAGCCTCTTGATATAAGCCGTAACAGGGGTCTTCCCCCGTCACGGCCTCCCATGCGTCTATGCAGCGGCCAGTGTATTCTTCGCCGGTCTTGATTGCGAACATTGCGAGTTCATGGCCATGCTTGTTTAAATTCACTTCTTCTTCTTCACCAACTGCACCGGAGCGACCAACTCCACTTCCTGCCGATACTTGCGGATGGTCTCGGCTACATCGGTCTGCACCGCCTTTGTCGGCACAAACTTGCAGCCGGAGTCAACGATGTATTTCTTGCGGCTGCGAAGATATGCAACAGCTTCGTTCAGTTTGTCTTGTCTCATAGCAATGCCTCCTCGATGTCATTTAGATTTGCTGGTTTTCTTCTGGGTGATCTTCTTTTTTGCTGCGGGCTTGCGCTTGGTGTATTTGCGCTTGGGTTTGAGGGCATTGGCAAATGTCCACTCAATAGGCTTGTGAATAAGGGAAACGGCCATCTGCTCGGTAGATTTTGGGGGTTCGACTTTGTAAGGTGCTTCATTACTACGCTCCTCCTTTGCCATGCCGGTTATTTTTACCAGCGTGTAGAGACCCCATACCGCAAGCGAAGCCACAACGATTATGCCTACGGCCACTGCGATAGATTCAACGAAAATCATCACTCTTTCTCCTCAAGTTCAATCAAAAGTTCAATGAAATGTTTCGCTTTCCGCAAGTCCTCGACACCATTCTTGTTACGCCAGCGGCTCACATACTTGATCACGCACCCCTCGATATATGGGATGTTGTTCTTGTAGATATACTCCACCGGCTGGATGGCCATGCTTTTATAGTGGTTGCCACCCACTTGAGCTTCTAGCGCCATATGAACTCCTTCGGGGTTGTCACCTCAGTCTTGTGACCACACACATCGCACTTGGCATGCGACCACTTTGACTCCAACCAGCGATCCACCTTGCCACCCAGCTTGCCAGCGCATGACACGCAGACCGCTTCGTACTCCAGCGGAGGCTTCACCTCACGCGCTTCCTTCTCGAAATACGACTTCATGAACATCTTCATTTCCCTTCCTCCACTGTTGGAACATCAATCCATTCTGACCAGCCTGTAGGCGCGTCTATTGGCGGTATTGTTCCCCATGCACCCATTACTAATTTCTGACGATACTGCAAGACCTTAACAAAATCCGAATTCACAAACCATCGCATCTCTACCATCCGTTTTTCTCCTTGAGTTTTGCCTCGATAGCCCTGTAGAACTCCAACTGATAATCAATCGGATACCCCGGAAGCGCGTTGTAAACCTCATCATCCGTCAGTCCTACCCACTCCCGTTTAAACCTCTCGGCTTCATACTTCGTTCTCGGATCAAGGCCACCGTCCGATACGATGTCGCTGTAGGTGTTGTCGGAATTTTTTCTCTCTTCGATGATGTATTCAAGTAAAGTCCGTTGCTCTTCCGCCATGATCTTAATCTGCTCGTTTTGCAGCGCGAAGGCCCGCACCATGAATTCAAGTTTAGTCATGGTAGTTTCATCTCTTTAATAGCGGCGGCGCAGTCGGATTGTGTTTTGAACCAATTATCTTCCAGCACTTTCACCGCCTCGGCCCTGACAGACTCTCCGTATTCGGTGAGGGCGGCGAGGAAGTCTTTTTCGCGCATAACGTCATAGAAATGGTTGTCGATCATTTCAGGCTTGCAATACTTCTCCCACAGTTCGTCTGGTGTCATTTCAGCACTCACAATTCCAGAAAACACGCATTTCAAGGTGGAAAAGTTCATTTCTTTCTGCTTCGGTAAGCGCCCGATGCTTTTCCGCTTCCTGTAATTCGTGCTTTCTAGCTTCACTATCAACAGTCGGCGCGGGTATTGCGTGAATCTCTATTGTTTTCATCACCCTTCCTTCACAGTAGGAACATCAATCCATTCTGACCACGCATTAGGCTGCGGTTCCTGCATACCGGCATACCCGCCAATAAATACCCGCTGGCGATACTGCAAGACAGTTTCATACCTATGCGAACCATCAGGCAATCCATCCCGATAGTGTTCTATCTTCTGTTTTAGCCATCTCATTTCAATCATCTATCTCTCTCTTTCGTGATTTGCGAATAGCGAAACTTACGGTAGTGGTTCTCTTGATATAGCGGCGGCGCAAGCAAATACGCCGTGGTTGTGTCTTACGTCTGCGCGAAGCATTTGCCCCCTGCAAATCTCCGCATCCCTTTTCCTGACCGCTGCGCCGTATTCTGCGAGTAGTGAGCAGAATGTGTCATAAGCATTAACTTTGTTTTCGTCTATTGCAATCCACTTCTCCCACAGTTCGTCGGGTGTCATTTACGTTTCCCTCTCAAGGCGGCTAGTTGGTCATCCCAACGCAGAGCCGTTTTTCCTTTCCACTTTTCCAGTTTATCTGCAATAAATGTTTCGTTTCCTTTGAACAATCTTGCGTTAAGCGCCATTGCCGCCGTTGATTCCATATCTGCCGCACGCTCTGATGCTTCTTTAAATGCGCTGGTAATTCCGTCCTGAATGACCTCAACAAGCGCGGATACCATGTGAGGCTTTTGCTGCACGTAAGCCTTTAATGCAATAATAAATTTAATATCTGAATCGTCCATCACCCCACCTTCAGCTTTCGGATAGCGGCGGCACAGTCCTCACACGCCAAGAACCATTGCCCTGATTCTGGCGTAAAGTCGTCTGGATGCCGCATCTTCTCGCACTCCCTCGCAGCCAGTTCAAGGGCTTCGTTGACTGCGGTTGTGATGGCTTCAACGTGTTGCTTGTAAAGAGTTCCGTATTTGGATACATACACATCGCCATCCAGCGTGTTCATCTTTTTTGCCAGTTCCTCAATTCTCTCTCTCATGGTTTCTCCTTGTTCAGTGCGGCGAGGGCTTCCGATAGTTCTGCCGCCGATGATTCAAGATAGCATTGGTTGTTGTAATCCTTTACGAGAGTCACAGCCGCTTTCACCAACTCCGCTATCTCGTCGGCGTGGTTGCGGAGGAATTGAATTAACTCACCATCAGCGTCGGTATAGTCAATCCTGCACACTCTGGTCGCGTGCGTGTAAGCGTTTTTCTGTTCCTTGTCGCCGCTAAACAGATACGGCATATCAGGCCATTTCCACCACGGCCCCTTAGTCGCCTTCTCTTTCAGTCTTTCCAGTTCAGATATAAAGCTCATTTGTTCCTCGCGCTGTCAATGGCTGCGTTAGATTGTTTGTGCCAATCACAAGGGTTGTTTACATCAACAACTTTCAGTAAGGCATCCGTGGCTGAAAATGGGTTTTTTTGTACTTACCCCCATCGTTCCGCATCCTTCCTGAACTCGTCGCGCTGAACACACGCCAGTTTGTATTTAGCTAGGAGAGTGTCGATGTAGTCAGCAACGGATTTAATCTGGTTAGGTTTTACATCAACACCCCATCCAAGCCCAAGACTTGCATAACTACGGAGCATCGCAACATCAACCGGCTCCACCACATCATCCCCCGCGTCCTTGATGGATTGCAGGGCGGTGATGCGCGATGAATAGTTAGCAACTCCGCAAGTGCATGGGCCGTTAAGGGAGAGTATCCGGCAATCATCGAGATGCTGAATATACTTACGTGCTTCCGCCAGCAGCGACATCGCGGTGTCTGTGGTCATTTGGTTTCCTCAATTCTTACTTCTACGTTATTACGCAATGCCTCCCATGCCAACCGCAGGAATTGGATAAACGTCAGGAATTTAATTTGATTGTTGGGAAGGTGCGCCATGATGTTGTCATCGCTGACGTAGATTGTTATGCGCTTCATTTCTTCAACTCCTGCGCGGTGTCTGTGGTCATTTGGTTTGCCATAGTAATTTCTGTCCTGTTAAATGTTGCTTAGTGTCTATCCGCGGTCTGCTCGGAACATTCCAGTTACCGCCGCCGCGCTCACCGATAAGCGTCCAGCCAGCTGCTCGGAGACTTGCGCCGCCTTCTTCCGGTAGCGTGTAAGTAATCAATTTCCGGTATCCCATGTTCTTAGCAATTCTCCACGCGGCACCGTAAAGCATTGAACAAGCATTGCGGGTTCCGTCAGTGCAGCAGCGATTAACCTCTAGCGTCCAGCCATCATCTAAATGCCGACTAACCGGCCTTCCAACAATCGCAACGCCTTTAACCTCACCATCGCAAGAAACCGCTACGCAAAACTTGCAGCCCACCATCGTCTTATGGTGGCGATGGAAGGAGGCTACAAAAGCATTAGCCTCCGCAAAGTCTATCGGCGTTACCGACAAGCTCATTTATTCCCCTCCTGCGCGGCTCGGAGCGAAGCCTCTAGCGCCATGTGAGAAAACTTCCCGCCGTTGTCCTCAAACGCCTTTACCATTTCGTAAGTCCACTCCCTCGGCACACTCACCGCATCCTGCTGGCTGACCTGATCGGCGCGACGATTCCATGCTTCGCGTATTTCCTCATAGAAAAGCGGATCATCGTTACCTCTGCTGCACCATTTAGGGCTGCTTGCTGCATCACATTTACGGCACTGGATTTTTACCCACAGACAATTATCAGGGTCAGTTTCCCTGCTGATATAGGCTTTGCTATCCCCGCAAAACGGACACGGCTTTAATTCGCTCATGATTTCACCTCTGCATTGACCTGATCGGCGGCGCGGGTGATGTGTTCCTGCCACGACTGAACGGCAGCATCGTCGAGCACTAAATTTCTCGATGCTGCCCACTGTTCCAGCGCGTCGATGATCCTTCCAGACGGCTCGCTTGCGCCGTATTTCACGGCGATAGGTCGCGTTGTCAGGTATCCGGCAAAGTCAAACAGCGCACCGGCAATGATCATCGGTAGACCGGATAAATCCCGCACGCCGGATACGGGGGCGGTTTTTAGAAAGCGCCAAATAACCGATTTATTTTCGTCATCTTTTTTTTCGTTTGGGCGCGGCCCCGTTCCTTCGTTATGCCAACAAACACAATCAGGTGATGCGAAATCGGAAGCCTCGCAATCATTAACCCTGTAATAGTATTGCCAGCACGCCACCGGCTCTGTCGGCTGCGAGAGGGCGGCTAGTTCTTCAAGGCTGGCAAGTTTTGCGCGTTCGTATTCGCTTGGGGTTGCGTAACATATCCCAATCTGATGCTCAATCTGCTCGGCCAAAGTCGGCTTCGTGTCGGTCATTTCTCAATCCCTTCGATTGATTTACAAACATCGAGCAGCATGGTTGCTTGCGATTCCCTCGCCGCATCCCTCGCCGCAGCACTCGCCGCATCCCTCGCCGCATCCCTCGCCGCAGCACTCGCCGCAGCCCACTCCGCAGCCCACGCCGCAGCCCCAGCCGCAGCCCTCGCCGCAATCAAATCATCGTCAGATGCTTGACCGTGAGCATGTCGCTCTGCGACATCAAGTGCCGCAATGCTTCGGCGGTCAGCCATCAGGTGTTGCACTTTCCTTGCATACGCCACAGCCAGCAGACGTATCTCTTTGTCGTGACCATCAACGGCACGTAAGCACCACAGAGCATCATCGAGGCCGTTGCTGGCCAAAATTGTGCTGATTAAAAGTGGCGCGTCATCGGCTTCTGTTTTGCCCAAGTGCTGCAACAGTTTTTTCCAGCCTTCAGCGCAGGGGAGATACTTTCTTATTGCGTTTAGTGTTGTTTTCATTTCCACCTCCTAATACGATTAGGACTTACTGTGCCGTTGCCGTAGCCGTTGCCGTAGCCGTAGCCGTTGCCGTAGCCGTCGCCGTCGCCGTAGCCGTCGCCGTCGCCGTTGCCGTAGCCGTCGCCGTCGCCGTCGCTATATCCAACAGGATTAAAAAACATTACAAACCCCAATCGTCATCGACTGGAACATTAAAAATTTCAGCCCCTTCTGGAATATCAATTTTATTTTTCATGATTTTAATAGTTACTTTTTTATCTTTTGGGTTTGCAATGACTCCATCAAATCCAATCGAATCCCATCGGAGCACCCACACAGCCCTAGAAAGTCTGATTCTTCCGTTCTCTCTTTTTACGTCACCTGCAAAAATCCACCCACGGTCAACAACTACTACTGACCGATTTCCAGTAGGTGCAGCTTGCACAGAATCAGCTCGAACATAACTAACACCATTGATAGAAATAGTATTTACGTTTTCTTCCATTTGCTTCTCCTTAGTTTGAATTTTATTCATTTCCATCTCCAGCATTTGATTGCGCCATTCTCAACAACGTATACCGTCATCTCCCCTTCGGTCTGCGGCAGAGGGCATACCGACAGCGCAACCTTCTGCATCGCGGGTTCGACTTCCTTGACCCTGTATCCCACCGCCGCTGCTGCTGCACCAACAAACAACCCAGCGACCAGCGCCACGGCCATGCGCTTGATCAGTACCGGCCCGTCGATAAAGTAAGGCTTCATTTAATCCCCCCGACTTGTCGTTGATTATTTGACGCGCAGGACTTCGATGCCGGTCTTACTTGCGGCAGTAAGCAGGGAGCCTTTACCCCATAGATGACAGCCCCACGCCGAAATGGCACTGCGCAAGTTGCTTGGGTCGTAACCGTTGAACGGAACCTCCACAAATTCAGACGGTTTCAAAGCATCAATGAAGGGCCGGTAGTGAGCAGCAAGTTCGCCATAACTGCGGCCATCTTTGACTTTGCGACCTTGGTAATTGACTGGCTCTTCAGGTGCGTTGCTGTGCTTTGTGCCATCAGGCAGGGTGATGGTGTAGGTAGCCCCCAGTGCAGTCATAATGTTAAGGGCAATCGTCATGGATCGTTTCTGTAGCTTTTTCATTTGTAGAGCCTCCGTGTTTAAATTACTTCTTGTCTAACCGTTCGCTTGCCAGAAGGTCGGTGTATTTCTCGGGATACCGCTTCTGAAGTTTCCCTACATTCTGCGAAGCAATGTAGTTAAGGTTTGCTCCGAGAATCTCTGCCGCCAGTGCCGCATACCACAGGATGTCTCCGATCTCTTCCAGCAGGTTTTCCCTGTCGAGTTCCTTCCCGTAGATTTGATGCTTCTTCACGGCATCAACAAACTCTCCGGCTTCGCCAGCAAGACCGTATGCTGCGTGGGTCAGGTCAAGCTGGAACTCCACCCGCTTCGCCGTCCTCATCGCCATCTGTTGGTAATCCGCCAGTTCCATTTTCTTCTTCCTTCCTGATCAGGTTGTTTAAATCATCACACACGATATCTGCGAAGGACTTGCCGGACGGGAAGCGCATCTGCCCACCCTTGGAGTTCTTCGTTACATCCATCGCCTGTTTAATCGCTTCGTTGAAGCCAGCGTTGAATCTATCGCCGGGGCTCATCCGCATTGCCAGTCCCTCACGCACAAGCTGGGACAGGGGAATGCGTTCCTTCCGCGCAAAAATCTTCGCCGCCGCTCTTTGTTTGAGCGTGATGTATATCATCAGCGGATGGAAGGTTTTAAAACGGCTCATCTTTTTCCCTTTCGTATTTCTCCACGATCTGATCAAACGCTTTCTGTGCCATCTTGTTGCCGTTCAATTCAGTGCGCGACTTGATCATGCAGGTGTGGTGCAACCATGCCACCGCCCGCTCTTCGTCTTCGCAGGGCTGCCCTTCCAGCCTTTCGATCCACTGACGGAAGCGAATGTCTCGACACAGAATGCCAGCCTTCTTAACCCTGTTCTCGTATTGGCGAGGCGTTTCATCTTCGTTGATCCTCACCATCGCCAATGCGTATCTGGCCCCGACAAAATCCCGAATGACTTCTTCGGGAAGTTCGTCGGGATGTATCTTCAGGGTCAGAACGAAGCCGGTAGCATCCTGTTTCAGGGCAACCTTTACAGCCTCGAACTGAAGTGCCATTACTGAGATTCCTTCATGCCGTGTTGGAATTCGAGGTAGCTGATCACCGCCTTGTATCCGACGATGGCGTTGTCACGCTCCTTGATGATGTTGCGAAGCTCATCAATCTCAGCCTCCTGCTTGCAGATCGTCAAGCCAAGGTCGCGGTTAGCCGATTCCTGCGCGGTCGGTCTGCCGCGTTTCTTAGAACGGCTCATCATCGTCTCCCGACTGTTTCTGATTATTGGAGGGAGCCATCTGCTGGTCATTAACAGCCAGAGACAGGTAGGTCTTGCCGCCCTTGGATGTTTTCTTCCAGCCGCTGATCTTCACCACAGCAACGCCATCGACAACCCTGATCGCGCTGGCCGAAATGGCAAGGTCACCGAAGTAGTCGGGGGAATTCTGCGTTTTCTTGGCTGCAACGCTGAACAGAACCCCAGAGTTGGGGCGGACTTCACGTTCTTGATTCATTTCTTCTCCTTGAGTTTGGTGCGAGTTGCACGGAAATGCTCCTTCAGGTCTTCGTGGGCAGCAGGATCAACCGCCTCGATTTCCTCAATCTTGGGAAGGTTCTCTCCCCAGAGTTCCTTTAGCTCCTTTTCGTTGGTCATGTTCCCAGCGAACTCCTTCAGAGCTTTGATCAGCAGCTTCTGATCCTCGTTTAAACCCTTCGGCTTCTCGGGCTTGGCCTTGGTCTCGGGCTGGCTGACGGTGCCACGGTCATGGTCGGACACAACCTCGGGATCATCGCCGGTCTCAAGCAGGAAGGTCTTCATCAGCGCATACTTGTTTGCGCCAGTGATCGCCTTGTAGATACCCTTGTCACCCACGCCGTTCTTGTTGCGGTCGTTACCTGACCCAGCACCGCTGAACGTGAAGGTATAACCCTCGTCATCCATCAGGGTGAAGTTCATCATCACATGCGTGTTGCCATACTCATCCTGCGTAACGCTGGTAACGGAAGGGATCAGCACCAGACCGGCATCAATCAGCGCCGGTCGGAGGGCGGCAATCAGGTTCGCTTCGCTGGCGTATTTGTAGCCATGGAACTCATTCTTGCCGTCCTTCTGGACGTACCCCACCTTCCTCATCACCTCCAGCATTTTGTTGACGATACTGGGAACACCACTGGGACACGCCGCAGTAATCACCAGCGCATCTAATTGCTTCTCCGTTTCTTGTTTCGACATAGCCTTTCTCCTGTTCTGCGAATAGCTTCGCGTCTGCTTCGTTATCAAACAACTTGACTGCTCTCTTGCGGCCTTGCTTCATGACCGCGAACTTCGTCTCCCGCACCCACCGGTCTTCGTCAGTGCAGAGCGGGAGTTCTTCATCGAACGCAATCGCCACCTTCCCAGTGTTGTGTGCAGTGATACGACTGCGAACAAATTCCTCAGCTTCTTCGTGCGACCACAGGCGCAATTCGATCACCTGAATGGGTGCCTTGGGGTAGTCTTCCCGCCGCTCGGCTTCCCTGCGATTCCAGTCGCGGATCAGGGCGATGATCTTCACGCCCTTGACGTTCTTCTTCTTCTCGCGCCGAACCAGCCAGCCGTATACGTTCTGCTGCTGTTCCCAGTCGGGCTTCTCATTCATGACTGCCCACGCGGAAGTGAACTTGTAGTCCATGATGGTCACGCCATCGTCTTCCTCCTGCTGCACATCAATCGCACCGGACACCACCGCACCCTCGAAGGTAGTGAACAAGCGTTCCTCTGTCACATGCCCAGCCGCTTGGCCCCGCTCGGCAACCACATGCAAGGCGGAGCCCATCAACTGCCAGAGCATCTGCGAAACATCCTGCTTCATCTCTTCGCGGTAGAGCCTCCGCAGTCGCTGCACTCGGGGAGGGGAGAGCAACTCCGTGACGGAGTAGTCAGCCTTGCCCTTACTGTAGTAGTCTCTCTTGGCGAGAGCCATAAGTGTTTCGGGAACACCGAAATTGTTTGTGACTTCCATTCAGACTTCCGTTTAATGAAATAGGACGATAGCGCAACTATGAGAACAATGCAACAGCTATTACCGATTACCTTCACCATTCATGGTGAGCCCGCATCGAAATCCAACAGCAGGAAGCTGGTCACCATTCGCGGCAGACCGGCGTTCATCAAGTCTCAGAAGGCGAGGGACTACGGTGAGTCGTTTAAACAACAATGCCCGAAGCTCGATCCGATGTTCGACGGGGATGTGGCGATCATCATGACCATCCACTACGCTTCCCGCCGCCCTGATCTGGACGAGACTTTGATCCTCGACCTCATGCAAGACCTGATCTACACCAACGACCGACAGGTGAAGGAGCGGCATACCTACTGGGCGCTGGATAAGGAGTCACCTCACACTGTGATAACCATCGTACCGCTTGACCAGAAGGCCGCTATTGCGTCCGCGTTGCTTGGTCAGGGGTCTGTGTCACCCGACCAAAAAAAGACCGCCCGAAGGCGGTCTAAAGGGAGGGCTGGATAACGGAGGGGAAACCAGCCTGTCGCAGCGGAGGCTCTAATTCCATGACGACGAGCAGAGCTTACATTTGCGGGGTTGCCTTTACAAGCGCTACAAGCGCTACAAGCGCTACATCTAAGGCAGGGCTCTGTGTTTCTCTTCACTACTGGTAGGGAGAATGAGCCACTGAACAAGCACTGCACAAGCCTGAGACGTTTAAACGGTTGTTCCTTTATTTAAGGGGCTCTTGTTACAATCCGCTTGGAGAGCGGATTGTAACAAGAACTGCTTATCGTATAATCCTCTTCGCCAGAAAGCGGATGCTGACTCAGGATTGGTGGACGCCGGTCGGTCAGTGCAGCGAGTAGGGCAAATCCTTGATCGTTGACCATCGTATTGTTCGTGTTTTACAATCCCTTCGCCTGTGAAAAAGACAGGTCGCTCTGTGGTGGGGCGTGGAATCCAGTTAAGCCCTTACGCATGGGTTTTGGTCTTGATGTAGCGACTTCACTGGGTTCGCGCTCCATCATCGCCACGACCTAAACCCAGCCGTAAGGGTTTTTCTTTTTCACCGGCTCGGTAGCAATGCGGAACGTCGGTGGTTGCTACTCAAATACCCTGTTACACGAGCGAACCAGAGCGGGGACGGTGGGCTTAGACTAGAGCCGGGTGGTAGCGAACGATTGTTCGTGTAAGTCTGGTCAGCGCGAAGCGACGGCATGGCTCCGTAGGGCAGAGCGTAGCGAACACTGTGATCATCACGGTATAAGCTGCGCTATGCTCAAACAATCACCATAGGGCAGTGTTGTAGAGCCCTGAAGATATCTCAGAGCTCTGTACATGATGATTAAATTATTCCAATACGTTCGTTGTTTCGGATGCGGGCTTTCTTACCAGCCAACATCGTTGAGAAAGTATCCGAGCTTCTGCTCCGAGGATTGCTTCAGAAGAATGTTTAAACGTGCGTAGATTGATGGTGCAAGACTCTGTTCTCAGGGCGGTGAGCAGGGGATACAGATACTCCGGAGACATTGCCGCTGCCGCAGGTATTAAAAAGGTAGAAGTGTTCACACATCTTCGTAGACTCATGGCGAAGGGATTGGTAGAGTGTTACCGCTGCAATCAAGGCGGAAGCCGCAAGGCTTACTGCATCGCAACGATCAAGGTTGTTCTACTCGAAAAGCTATGGACTAAAACGGAGGCTCTATGCCAAGCAAAAAGAAGGAAATGAACCATGCCCTACGTTAATAAGAAAAGGCCCTACAAAAAAGAATATGATAACTTCTTTTTC